CGTCACCCTGCATTTGGAACAGGAGCTTGGGATCGTCAACGATGTAAGCCATAGCGTCTGACGCTACCGTGCCGGTAGGCCAGTACTGGCTGAAAGTAAGCTGACCAGTGCCGGGGTCGGTGTAGGAACAGCCGACAAAAATGCCGACAGTGCCTGCCACAGCCGCAGTCGTAACTGCCGCTTTTTCTACCGTACCACTGGAAACCAGCTTGGCGAAATCACCATAAAAGATGCTCGTGGCATAGCCTGAAGCGATCTTAATATGGCGTACTTTTCCGGTGAAGGAACCAGAGGCGCTAAGCGTGCCTACGGGTTCTGCACCCATCGGAGTAGCTGATGTAGCCATCTTTAATCTCCATTACGAGAGTTAAGGCCGGCGCTCTCCGTGTTACCGAAGTCAGCTCCGACCAAAGGTAGTCCGAGTTGACCGCTCAGGATTCAGAACGGGCATTCGGGGGTCGTTTTGCTTGAGGAAGTTGTTGTCCACAGATTCCATCTGACTCTCAGCCATGCGCTGGAAGTACTCCTCTCGTTGCTGTACCTTGCCCTCCGGGGCTTTGCACAACAACAAGCCGCCGATTTCGATGTTCCCTTCAAACCGGGAACCGATATCAGACATGACTTCTAGCTCTGGATGATCTTCAGCTTTCACTGGAACCCATCCCTCTCTAAATTTTTGAGAGACGTTCGTGTTGTCCGCTTTGCCTAATGTGCTGGTGCGTACCCAACGGAATACCCACCCGTCTTGCGGGTCAGGCGTTGGTAATACGGAGGCCGGCATCCACGAATCGGATGGTCGTTGTTCAACTTCTCTGGACTCAGCGTCCCTTTTCTTGCGCTGTTCTGCCATTTTAGGACTCCTTAATGAGCTGGTTGGCATACTGTTCTGGGGTTAACCCTAGTCGCTTTGCGAGAGCGAGTTGGGTGCGGCTCAACCTCACTTTGCGTGGTTTCGCGCCGTTATTCCTAGAGGAAGGCGCCACTACCACGGAAGGGCTTCGGGAAGTCGAGGAAGACGGTACGTCTGAGCCACTATCTCCTTCGCCGAAGTAGTCTGGAAACCGTGACCGCATGGTGCGGTCAATGGCTTCAAAATATTCATCCGAGTTAGGGTCATAGCCCTCGTCCCTGATGAGTTTTTCGTGCACGCCGTAAGCCAGCGCGGTCATATCTTTCTCTTGGCCAAACCAAGGATTGTCTTGGGACCACTTGAGCGCCTTGGCAGACGGCTCCGGTGGTTTATGCGCCTGCGGCTTTTGCGGCTCTGGGGCTTTGAACTGCTCCGGCTCCTGCTTGGGGCGGCGCTTAATTTCATTTAGCTGGTAATCGGCAGACTTGAACTCTGACTGCGCATTGATAAGCGCCTCTTGAGCCTCAATAATCTTGTCGGTATTACCCTCTTCGTAAGCCTGCCGATAGCTATTCTTAGCTTGATCGACAGCCATAGCCGCTCGCTCTCGTATCTGATGTACCAGATACTGCTCGCCCTCTTGAATGACTTTGTGATACTGCTTGCTCTGCTCCGCATACTTCTGAGCAACCCGGATAGCCTCTTCACGAAGACGCTCTGCCTCCTCGCGTTGACGGCGCTCCTCATGCTGTTGATAGCGGAGCTTGTTAATTCGCTTCTTAACCTTCTCGGAGTAACCCTCCAGCTCTTCGTCGCCGTCATCTGAACTGGCTTCTGGCTTGGCATCTTTTGCTGGGGGTCGCCTATCTTCCGGAGGTCGGTCATCGATCACCTCAATATCAATGTCGGAATCCTGACTCTCTTTTTCTGACTTCTTACCAATAACGGTCTTAACGCCAAAAAACTTTTCTTCAGCAGAATGCTCCTGCTGTTCCATTTGCTCTTCACTCATACCTTTTCAATCCCCCGTGGGTCTTGTACAACTGCCTCGACGCTATCGTCATTAATCAGGCGAAACTCTTTACCGTGGATCTTGAAGCGCGTCCCGCTATAGGAGCGCATCAGTACCCAGTCGCCTTCATTGCAATACGGGCCATTCGGGAATCGCTTTTCATCGTTGTAAGCGTCCGCACCCATCTTCAACACAAAACCACAAATGGAACCGATTTCTTCGATATCCATCGTCTGTTTTGCCTTGAGTATGCCGCCCTCCGTTTTTTCATCGGGTTCCGGAAGGGCTATAAGCAGTTTGTACCCCTTGGGATCGGGTAATTGACTAGCAGTTTTTTGCTCTTCAGTCATGATTCCTTTTCCTGCACCAGAGTTAGGCGTCTGGTGTCACCATGCGCTACACCGCGTAGCGAATTAGTCGCGCTCTATCCTGTCGTTTAGATCAAGAAGTGCGCGTTCCGCGTAGGCTAATCCCTGAATGATCCCTACACAGCGCGAGTATTCCTCCATGTCCTTGCATCCCCCGACCGCTATATGGTCGGTAATTTCGTTCATGTGGTCGCGGTATTCGTTTTGGAGCGCCTGCAACATGTTGTTGCTTGCTTTTTTACTCATCAATTAAGTCCCTGACTACGTTGAAACCGGCTTTGAAGCCCTCGATTTCTTTCTGCGACTCATCTCGACTTCGCTGGGTAGCCATCTTGGAGGCGAGTCGTGCGCTTTCTATGCGCTCTTGTTGCTCCATCTTCTGGAGATCAACCATTGATTTGTTTCGGGACTTTTCAAGATCGACCTGTATCTTGGCCATCTCGGTCTGCGCCTTAGCCATAGCCTGCTGTTCTTTAATAGCCAACTCTTTCTGTTGCATCTGAACAATCGGGTCTTGCTGTTGCTTGGCGTTTTGCTCGGCCTGAGCCATCATCTTGGCCTTGCCGGTAATCTGTTCTGCCGCAGGGGCAACCAGTCTGGAGATGCGGAGTTCGATATCCTCCGGTAGCTTTTCGTCTGGGCCGGGAAGCGCCACTCCCAGTTGCTGTTCGATCTTGGCGCGATAGGCGAATGCAACGTGCTCCGCGATATGCGCGGACATTGCCGCCTGCATAGCCTTGGCATTTGGCGCTTTGGCAATAAGTTGTTGCATTTCTGGATTTTCTGTTGCCGCCATATGCACTTGAATGTGTGCTTCATGGTCCTGATAAATAAACGCCTTGACGGGGTCGCCGTTCAAGATGTTCATATTTTCAGTAACAGGATCGGTTGGCTTGATATCGTCCTCTGTCGGAACGATCTTGTCCGCGTCCTGAATGCCCAGCACATCCAGCATCTGGCGATGCAAGAGGGGCATGTCGTACATCTGCGGAGCTTGCGCGGCTAATTGCAGTGCCGCTTGGTACTGCATAATGCGCTGGGCCATAGTGCCCGCGTTAGGATCGCTAACGGGTATAATATCGACGCGATCATCAAAATCTTCAATCAGAACCTGCCCGTTGTCGGTGTCATACGGGTATTCCTCTGGCCCGTAGTCCCTGACGATTTCTGACAGGATTTTTAGCTCACGCGAGACAGCGGCGTGGATGCGGGCTTGGACCGCGCTCATCACCTTCATTTCTCGCTCAAGCACAGCAAGCGTGGTGCCAACCGGCGCTTCGCCGTTAATGTCTGAGGCTTTTACATCCGCCGCTGATGCGAATCTCCGTCCTTCTTGCACGATATCCCCGAGCAACTGGTATAGGACGTTGCTGGGTTCCTTGTAAGGCAGGAACGAGATGTTGTCGCGGATTGCGCCACCCGGAACGTCTACGTCTCGGAACTCGCCGGGCATGATGGGAGTATCATCGCCCTTGATTCTGAGTCCCCGAGATTTCAATCCTCCCGGTAGGTTGGCAAGCGTTCCGGCGTCTACCAACTGCCTTAGCAACGATGTTGCCGATTTAGACAGTCCGCCGATCATATGTACTAGGCCAAAGCCATAGAAGCCAAGTCCGGGCAGATACTGGTAGTGGACGTAGTGATCCCGCTTCAGTTTCTTGGGGTCGTCCTCGTACCAGTTGCGCCGGATGGCGAGTATTGTTCTTGATGACTTGTCAATGGTAACGACATAGGGCAACGCAATCCCCGTGGGGGCGCCGCGGTCTGTGTCCTCAAACCCGATCAGGTCAATGTCAACGTGCATTTCCAGCAGGGTGTGCCGGTTGTCAAACTCGTAGTTTTCCGAGTCGCCTGTCAGCCGGTTGTATTTCTGCTGTATCTCTGAAATGTCTGGAGCAGGGGGCGGCAGGTCAATATCGCTATAGAACCCAGCAACCTGCAACTTCCTGATTTCGTTGGAAGTTTTCTTCATTACATGCGTTGCGCGCTCGCATGTCGATAGGTCTGATGCGCCGTAGCTGACAACAAAGTCCTCTGCGGGGACAAACATCGCGCAGGGGCGACCCATATTGGGGTCAAAATACACCTTGCGGAACGCAGAGCCGGCAATCGGCAGAGAAAACAGCATTTTCTCTGTTTCTGTGCGGTACTCGGTCATGCGTTGTGTGATTAAATAGTTGAGGTAATTCTCAACCCTGTGCGCCTGCTTGGTCTTTTCGTCGGTGATTTTCCCGACGATAGACGTTTTTACAGGCCCGCTGGCAGGATAAATCTCCTGTATTGTCTGGGCTTGGAACCGGATAACCGCCTCTGACAGCATAGGGTGGAATACACCGCAAGCGCCTTCCCAAGGGGTTGATCGGTCCTCAAACTTTAAACCTAACAAGTCCAGACCGCGAATATAGGAATCTTCCCAGTCCGCTCGGCTTTGCCGGTCTGACTCAAACTGAGCCACAAGCTCGCCTGCCAGAGCGTCGAGATCGCCGTCACTCATAAATTCAGCCAGATTGGAGTCGTGCTGGACTCCCATCAGCTCAGGGGCATTGGGGTCAAAATCGATGACCATGCCGCCTTCTTCGTCGAATACCCCTACTGACTCAGGGTTTTCAATCACGATCTCTAGCTCTTCGCCCTCTGTTGCCTCAAAGGGCTGGGCAAGCCGGTCAATAGCCATTTAGTCTTTGCCGTCCTTCATGACCTTGCCGCCCTTGAAGTAGCCCTTGGTCTTGGGGACCATTCCGCCTGCCTGCATCTTGCCTTCGCCGTCAGCGGCAAAAAATGGCACCTCTTCGCCATCTTTGTTTTTGACCATCTTCAGCTTGCCGCCAGCGGCATACATCTTGGACTGCTTACGCATCATCGCGATCACCTGCATATAAGTTGTCGAATACTCTGTTTACGTCCAGCGTGTAGTCCAAATCCGACTTGGAGTAGTGGATGTGCTGAGACGGCCTAAAATCTGGTGCGCCCTCGCCTGTAGAGAACCACGCTGGGTGTGTCACCCTGACGCGGTTGTTTGGCAAGGCCACTATGTTTCCGGTCCACGGGCCTGCATCTAACAACTCCATCACATGGCTCTGCTTGTGTTGGGCAGGGTCATCTGCGATCTCGCTGTCGGTGTAGTCAACCGTGAACATATACTTCGCTGGATAGAAATTACCGTCTATCTTGGCAATCCAAGGGCATGGGGTTGCCCTGTCCAGCACATAGACGCTGTGCTCTCTGGACGAACAGTCCCAAGGCTGTGCCGCATAGACCGGCATTGGCTCTGGCCACTCCTCAAAAGGGGTGTCCCCGACCAACGCGGTGATCGGCATTCTGGCCCACATCGCGCCACCGTGAACATTCGGCTCATCGGTGTCGTAGGTCTCGGCGCCAGTAAAAATTATCTGAAAACTCAAGCACCTACACGGCATAGTTGTCACAGCGATTGCCATCGCATGCAAAAACTCTCCGTGGTATTTACTGTGATTGTGCGTGTACTCACGCCTCACCCAGCACTTGAAGTGTGGGATGTTGCTTTGCAGAAAAGCCATAAGCTCCTCAGTAGTAGTTGGCGACCCTTGAATAGGGATCGAAGTCGTCCTCCTCGTCCGTCCGTAGAGCGACAAAACCGCCCTGCCGGTAACGAAGAAGAGCCTGCGTCGAGGAGTCAACAAGGTCGTCATGCTCCCCAGCGGGGAACGCGGCAAACTCTTCAATGACCTCTTCGGCGAATCGGGTCTCTGGCGCCCATACCACGCCAGATGCAAACAAGTCAGCTACAGCGTTGACGCGAGCTATCTTGTCATTTCCGCGAGATGGCGTGTATTCCGATACAGGGATACCCATAGCGCGTAATTCAAAAATAAGGGGCATACCTGCCGCTTTTGCCTCCACGATGAAGGCGTCGGGTTGCATCTCCTGCCAGAATTCAAAAGCCGTTCTTTTCAACTCTGGGAACTCAAGACGCTCCTTGTATGCATCCAGTAGGATGATGTTCGGCTGTGTGACGCCGTCGTCGTCGGGGTGATAAAACACGCCCCACGTTGTGCAGGCCGAATAGTCGGCTCGTTGGGTTTTGAGAAACGCCGTGTCCCATGACTGAATCACGAACTCGCAGTGCGGCGGACGGTCTTGCTCCCACCTTTTCCACCATTCTCTTTTGACCAGTGCGCCTTCTTCGGCGGTTGGGTTTTGCTGGTACTGCGCATTCCACTTGGGAGCGGGCAGTTCGCTACGCAGAGCCTCTAGCTCTGTTTGGCTCCAGAACTCAGGCCACAGGGGTTTACCTGACGGCATGATTGCTGGGAATTCAATCACCTCCCACTCATCGGAGCCTACCCGTTGAGCGGAGGACTTTATAATCTTTCCGGTCAGATCCCGCATGTGCCAGCGGGTCATCACGATCACGATAGCACCCCCCGGTTGGAGACGCTGTCGTGGTCCTGATGTATACCAGTCATAGGTTCTGTCAAAGACAGAAGGGTCTGCCGACTGGCCCTCTTGCTCGGAGTGGGGGTCATCGATGATCAAAAGGTCTGCACCCTTACCTGTCACCGCACCGCCAACGCCGATAGCGAAGTATTCGCCGTTTTTATTAGTGCTCCAGCGTCCCGCCGCCTTTGAATCGGCTCTCAACTGGAGGTTAGGGAACGCCTTTTTGAAGTCGTCCGAGTCCACCAAGTTTCTGACTTTCCGGCCAAAACCTACCGATAATTCAGCGGTATGGGCCGTTTGGATGATCTTTTTCTCTGGAAACTGGCCCAAAAACCATGCCGGTAGCAGGAATGACGCAAACTCCGACTTGGTGTGTCGAGGCGGCATATTGATGATTAAACGCTTCAATTCGCCTCTGGCGATGCGCTCAAACGCCTCTGCCATGATTTTATGGTGCCGGCCCTCGATAAATGCAGGCCATGTGTGCTTGACGAAGCCCATGAATGTACTGCGGGCGTCTTCAATCTTCTGGGCCTGCTTGGCCTGTTCCAGTAATTCTGCCGCCTTCAGCTTGACTTCTGGCGATGCGCCCTTTAACCGCTTGGCTAAATCGGGCGATAGCATCTCTGACATTATGCCATCCGGGCTGTTTTAGTCCGCTTAAATGATCTGTTCTTGGACGCCGAAGCCACCTTCAGGTTTGACTTCTTGTTAGAGCCGCCTTTTGACAGGGGCTTCTTGTGGGCTACATCTTTGCCGTCGCCCTTCTTGACTTTGCCGTCTTGCTCCATCATGTCCCGTGCCGCGTTGCGCTGGGCGCGGCGTTTCTTCTGTTCGGGCTTGGAGTGGTAGTTGTCGTATTCCTTGCGGTAGTTACGCCGCATTAGCGGTAGTAGCCGCCCTTGCCGCCACCCGCGCCGCGCCTTACAGGATACTGGGCCATTTCCTCTGTCATGGCAGAAGAATAAACAGGAGACTGAGGTGGCCTGCCATACCCGCCCTTTGACGGATGGCCCCTAGGTGGCTCTTGTATAGGTCTGGTGTAGTAGTCAGAGCCTCTGCGCTGTAGGTCCGCCCTGCTGACCACTTGGTCGCCAATACGAACAAATTCATCGCCGGCGTATGGGGTGAAATCAACGACATTTGACCCGTCCGAGGCAATTCCGGCGCCTTGAAGGGTCTGCGTTGGGTCGGAGTCCGCGATGTCCATTGTATTGGTGGGTACAGCCGGCGTGTCGACGTAGTACGGAGAACCGCCGTCAGCGCCGACGATTGGTTCTACGGGCGAGTAATACATTTCTGAATCACCTGCCATTATAGGCTCGGAGTATCCGGGGCCAGTGGGCGTCGTGCCGGGAGGCACCCCTCCATATTGCGTACTGCCGTAACCGCCTTTGCCGGGACTCATGCCGCTATACGGCGAGTATCCATAAGATGGGTACATTGGCTGGCTGTAGCCGCCCTTTCCACCAAAGCCAGAAGGACCACCCATTAGGCCGCGCTGTGGCATATAGCGCATGCCCGCATAGGGGTCTTGATAGCCCATGCCCGCATAAGGGTCTTGGTAGCCCATGCCGTAACCGCTTGCGTAAGGGTTGCGGTAGTAGCCGCCACCAGAATCAATGTCGTTGTACATGGCGGGTTCCTGTGCTGGTTGTTGTGCTGGCTCTTGCGCCGGGGCGCTATCGCCAAAAACGGACTGTGGCGCCTGTTGCTGTGTGCCGCCCTTGCCCTGTATGCCCATGCTGATCTGATCTTGGAGGCGTTGCTGGGCTAGCAACTGAGCCGCCTGTTGCTCGCGCATCAAACTCAGCATCTGCTCTTGGCGCTCCACCTCGGCCAGCCGCAGGGCTTCACGCTCCTCTGCGGCGGCGGCTTCTGCGGCGGCTTGTGCCGCGGCCTGCTCTCTTAATCGGGTGCCATAGGCTAGGTCTGCACGGCCTGCTTCTGTGGTGTTTGCGGCGTATGCTAGGTGTCGGGGCAGGTCTTCTGCTGTGGTAAACCCAGAGCTGACCTTATCCATCCAATATTCGGCACCGGCATCTTTTGCCTTCCTGCCGAACAAATCCATGTACATTTCATCGATTTCTTGCCGCGTAATCGCCATTTAGATCGTCTCTATTGACCGATAGTGCTCCATATCGGCAGAAGAAGGATCTGTGACCCACGCAGAATGGAGGATAGCGCCACGAAGGTCGGATTCCGGCACCTTTCCGGCCTCAACTTCGCCCATCCAGTAGTTGGCACCGGAATCTTCCGCGTCCCTGCCGAACAATTCTTGAAATATATTGTTAACACTTTGCCTTGAAACAGACATACAAGTCTCCTTTAAGTGTTCTTGATGTAAACGATCTCAAAAGCGGCTGATATATCAAAAGACACGCTGTTTGAGGAAGAAATCGCCCGCGCCTCAATATCCGTTTTTTCCGTGAATTTAATTGGGATAACAAGCGTGTTTTCGATGTGCATCCCCGTGGTGAGTGATTTCACATCTTTGGTTTGAAATACCTCGCCAAACGGCCTTGCAACTAGCGATAGCTTACATACTGCGGGCGTGTTTGATGTTGTGCCATTAGAAACATCATACTGCATCAAATAGGCTGTATAGCCCGCCGGTACAGTCCATAGCGCCATCAGGGTCTGGTTTGAGCCGTCCCCATTGATGGTTGCGTAAATGTTTGCTGGTACGCCCGTGGTGACAGTGCCGGTGCCCGCATAAATGACCCCTGCGTTTGCCCCTCCAGACCCCGCAGACCGGACAATCATCCGGTTTATCCTCAGATAAGACTGCGTGGTGTTGACCGCCGTCTGCCCATTTAGGGTGACAGTCTCTGATATTTCGTTGTAATCGCCATCAAGTCCAAACAACTCAACGGTTCTGGCTCCCGTGCCCGCCGAAGCGTCATTAGTGGAGCTACTGGAAACCTTCAACACAGTCGCCGCAGACAGGTATGAATACAGTCCACCCTGTTGCCAAATGGTTTCTAGGGAGTCCCCAACTGCCGCATTGTTACCAAACTTGTAAACAGACTCATGATAAGCAATCTGGCCACGCGCCACCTGTAGATCAAAGGGTTCTGTCAGCCCAAATCTAGAGATACTGCTGTAGTCTCTGGACATAACATCTCCCTAAGAAAGCATAGACCTGTCTAGACTTACTTAAATCTATAAATAAAAAAAAATAGGAAAGAAACAGTTGAAAAGCACTAGTAGGAATGTACTAACTTAGGACTGTTCTAGTACTAGGACTGTTCTAGGGGTAGAAATTCCCCCGGATTGTAGAGAATATACCCCCTTGACACGAACATGTCTACAGTAAGACAAGGTTTTTTTGTGAAAAATGCAGATTTTTTAGAAAAATATGGGGTGGGGTGGGACTCCAAGCCGTTTTTCTAGGAAAAATCCCCCCTGATTGAGACAAATTACGGGTAAGACAGGCCAAATTTTAGTGATTTTTTGAGCAGATCACTATGTATACAGATAGATGGCACGCCGCTCGCTCAGGGGGGGGTGGGGGTAGGTCAATGCATGATGGTAGGTCCAGCAGAATCAGCCGGATCATCCGATTGGTCGGCGTCTGGCTGGTCATCCGCGGATGCCTCGATCATTGCCTCCAGTTCTGCGAGTAGCTCATCACTCGACTTGCTGTCGCTGGTCTCGACTACATCCCTGAACAGGCCGACCGACTTGCCCAATAGCTCAGCACTGCGAATACGGTTGCTGTCCCCAGCCTCGGCATGGTCTACCCAGTGGCGTAGCTTGCTCAGGACTCTCTCTCGATCAGAGAGCGAAGAAGCAAGTATCGACCGCTCCCGCTGTGCCACTAGGGCATCCACCCTTGCCCGTATATCAGCCCTCGCCATCAAGCGACTTGCCGCCTCCCTATGCGTTGCAGTCTTGCCATCCGCTGTCACGTCGAACGCTTCCCTATACGCCTCAGCCTGCGACATGCCTGCCGCCACGCACCGTGCGAAGTGCATTTGCTTCGCTGTCAGTTTGTCTCTTGTCTTGCCCATGCTTTTACCTCACTTGTCAGTAGCAACGCCGCGATCATACCGGACACAAACCACTAATGAAATAGTCACCTCCGGCTGTTGACTATGTGTCTCAAACGTGATTGCGATTACAAAGTCTGTAAGTCATTGATATACAAGGAAATAAAAAGTGTTGACAAAGTCATTTTCACCAAAAATTACTGTACAAACATACAGGTCTCTAAATGGCCCGTCACGGCATTTTAAGCACCTACCACATACGCTGGCATTACCTGAGCCTAAAAGCTCTCAGAACGCCATTCTGGGGCTCCTGAGCGTGTCAAGTCTTTTTTGTGACTTGTCATAAATAAATATGCCCAGACCCTGCCGCGATGCATTTTTTCGTTGGTGTATAGAAGGTATATAGACTTGGCTGTCGGCATTCACATTATTTTGCTTATGACGTGTTGTCAGCATGATCTGGATGTGCTTATAATCCACCCATGGTCACGGGGTGACCGTCGTGCGGGACTGCGTCAAGTCCGCCAGCGCTCAGGACGAGCGGCTGAACCCAAGCGCGGAGAGCGCGACTCGCGACTGTATTTTGCGGGAGGGTGACACCACTGGTGAGGTAACCACTGGGCGGTGACTGTAATGAGGTATTCGAGACTCAGTCCCCACGCCAGCGCATCCGATCCAACTGGTCGATCCATTCAACTCCACTTCAACGCATTCGGGTAGCAGTCTCAAGACAAAGCGAGGGGTTCCCAACGGCGGGTGTAGCGTCGAGGTATTTTTCGGGGAGTCGTTCCCCAGCATCACCCCGTACCGATTCAGAGCTTTCACACCATGCCCACCGCGCACTGCGTTGGGTATGAGTGAGCGCTCTGCTCAACACCACTAATCACTGAGGAGTGAATCAACATGAATATGCAACAAACCATCGCCAACAATTACATGGTGCTCGACCTTAGCTTGGGCCGCGCCGACCCCATGAAGCACTCAGCCGTGGCATCTGATGCCGCCGCCGCCGAGTGTCGAGTCAATGGCAACGTGCCGGTGCGCACCCGCGTCGGAGCGCTGGGCCGACTGACCACTGACCTCAAGCAGGTCAACA